AGTGTTGTGAATATTCACCATCATATGTGTAGCCCTTGTCGTCAAGTTGTTCCTAAAGTAGAAGAATGGTGTAATGAATATGATGATTACGCTTTTGGTTTTTTGGAATATGACAAAGAAAATAAAGCACTGCTTCAACATCTTGGGGTATTTATTGTCCCAACAGTCCAAGTGTACAATAATAATATAAAAATAATGGAAGTCACCGGAGTATCACATTTGGATAAAGTCAGGCAGTTTTTGAATATGTTCTATTAATAGTCTTTTTTTCTATGCCCTGAAACACTCTTGGAATATTCGTACATCTTGGGCATCATTAATCATGTCTTCAACAAGCTCTTTGTATATTGGAACCTTTTCAGCAATTTCCCTTACACGTTTAAAATGCATAATCATTTCTTCATTGACACCTTCATTATCCAACATGCACTCATAAAACATATAGGCTTCTTTGAATACAACCTCATGAGTCTCATACACTTTCATCTTTTCTTTCCATACTTTCTTCATATCATCACTTGCACAATGTTCTCCATGAATCATTCGACTTACATTGCGTTGTTTTATTATTGTTGCTGGTATGACATTAAAAATAGCTCTACGAGAAATTACAATAGCCATATAATATCAATGATTATGATAATTAATATCAAACACATATACACTTGAACACTTTCGGCAAATGGCACTTGATTTCCTAAAAGAATATGTTGCAGAACAACCACAACGTTTGATATATTTTGGAAAACTGAAGTGCTTCGACAAATACTGTTCGCCATCGCATCCTATGGCAACCGCATATTGTCTCCATTTTTCACTATGTTGCTCCCCCGGGGTCAGAACATGCGCAATTTCATGCAAAATCACATTTTCTATTTCATCTTCTGTGACTGTTGGGTTTAAGATATAATATTGTGAAATATAAATAGTTTTTTCTTTGTAGTCGCATAAACCAGCACATCTCTTTGATCTGTTGATACGAATTTTCCAACCATGTAAACAATAATCGATGATGAGAAATCTTGCCTTTATGGAAGCACGAAGGACCTTGATGCGGTCTTGCTTGGAAATCATTCTGACACGTTATGCACTCATAGTTGCGCTTTCTATATTTATAGGTATTTATATGCGCATTAATCAAAAATAAAATATTGAAAATTAAAAAAATTGTTTATTTGAAATTTTATGCTCTGTTATGATTTAATCTATACCGAAAATTAAATCTTCGAAGATTAATTTCGTTTCTTCGCATATGGTGTGCAAGGAGTGTTTCTGGATGAAAAATACATCCTTCCTGTAGACAATATATTCTCGCTTTGTCATAAAGTTCTACATATTTCTCCATAGCAGCCATGGTTCCATGTGCTATTTGATCATTTACTCCACCCCAATCAAAACCTGCTGGGATATAAATGCTATTGTCATTTTCAGGTACAATAAGGGGATACGATTCCTCTGCTAAAATATCTGCTCTGAAAAAAACTACAATATCATATTTAACGTTATGCTCTACCTCATAACTTTTCACTAACTCTAAACACTTTTTTTTATTATACAACATGCTATGCACATTATAAATGTTTGATTCTGGTCTTCTGTTATGATAAAAGATTTCTTCATCATATGGTAGAATATACTTCCCATAATACGATTTTTTGACCTTGAATAATGACATGAACGTTTCATGATAATCATCATATTCTCCATTTATTGAACAAAATATATCTGTATGAGTGTCATCTATGATTGCTTGAAACCAAGGCAACGATTGCTCGTATGTCTTGACCCTTCCCGTAAAACATACTGCTATTTTCATCAAGTGTTTATATTTTTATACATTTGTTTTAACTATATTTAAGCGTATCATTTTTTAAACAAACAATTATAAATATATCGAAAGAAACTAACCTTAGGCTCGCTTTGTGAGTTATCTTCATTCTTTTGAATATTGTTACGATTTCCATTGGCTAGATACACAGCACTTTGAAATTGATGCATCTGCAATCCCTGTGACTTGATTGTAATATTTGAGCCACTCCCATCTGGAACTGTACAATGATAGTCTATATTAAACTCTTGTTCTCGTGGAAGCCTAAATAATTTCCGGATCGTTTCCTCAAACTCCTCCATACTATCTAGTCTAACTGATACTTTTGAGACTCTTCCATTACAGCACAACTTGAAAACTGCCGTTTCCACATTTTTAATTTCAAATGTTTCTTTCCAATTCGGGAACGACTGCTTACAAAATCTACATTTGTTCTCTTCGTCTTCCCCAATATTTTGCACCTGCCATCTTGCCAAACAACGTTTATGAACTTTTGATGGGCATTGACATACTGAAATCAATTCATCGTTGTCATCAAAACAAATCCAACATGTATCTTCATCAAATGACATTATAATTATAAAATGTAACTTAGACAATGCTTTTAAATTTTTGTATATGAGGTTGAAAGTTGCGAATATATATGTAATATATTGATTTAAGGAATTTTGTCTTTATATAGTATTGAATATTAGTTTGAAAATGGAAACAATGCTATTGGGGAGAAAATATATGAGTGTAACGGAACTTGGCCAAGGTGGCAATGCCAAAGTCATCTTGGTGAAAAATGTTTTGACTGAAAAATTGTTGGCTTGCAAACAAATTCCCAAATTTCTAGACCCAATAAAATTCAGTGAAAAGAAATTGAAATCACATATTGATGATGTGTCAAGAGAAATCGAATTTATGAAGAAATTAAAAAATAAGCCTCATGTGGTACAGATCGAAGACAATTTCGAGGATGAAAACAACATCTATATTATTCAAGAAGCATATCTGGGTGGAACAATGCATGATTTCATAGAAAAACAAAACGTGCTTACAGAAATATCTGTGAAGAAAATTATCAAAGAAGTTTTAAAAAGCGTTTGTATTCTTCACAATAATAATATCATTCACAACGATATAAAACCTGAAAACTTTCTGTTTGAAGATATTGATGATATTAATAGTCTCAAAGTCATTGACTTTGGAACGTCTGTAGATTCCGTCAATCCACAAGTATCAGATATGTTCACCCCATGGTATATGCCTTATGAATCTTTGTCATCTGAAATATGTAAACAATCTGATTCTTGGCAAATCGGTGTAATGACTCATTTATTACTTACCGGTACTTTTCCTTTTAATGATAAGAAAAATCCCTTTCAACCTTCTGTTTACCGTATTTGGCATTCAATTATGAATGATAATGTCAATTTTGATAAGAGATGTTGGCATGGACTCTCTGATAAAGCAAAAGACTTTGTTGCTAAAATGCTGACGAAGAATATAGATAAACGACCTACTGTTTATGAAGCTTTATTACATCCATGGATCAACGACACTGATGTATCTGTTAACATTATCGGTGCAAATATTGTACAGCAAATTAAAAAATACAATAAGAAAAACATTATTATGAAAACTGTTTTTGAAGATTTTGTTCAAAGTGCCTTAGAAAAATACAACTCGTCGTTGAAAAATTGTAACTTTGTAGAACAAAGTACTATTTTATATAATCACAATGAAGCAATAATATCACTAAATGATGATAGACTTGCATACATTCTACAACTTCTTTCCGAAAAGGCAATCAACACCACCGAATCAATCACAAAAAATGATTTCAAAGCAGTAATGAAGAGATTGAATTCCAAGGAGAATCTTGACAAGGTCTTGGATGAATTTACTAAGGATCGTCTAAATATTGATATAAAAACCGTGATATCTAGCCAAATAGATTGGGACCTGTTGATAAATGATGCTATAGAATTTGAAAAGTTTCTTGAAGATGTATTTGAAAGTATGGATCATGAGAAAAATGGAAGAATACGAAAATCGGAAGTGAAGGGTCCTTGTCTCGTATTTTTCAATAGCAAAAGCTATTTAACATTCGAGCAATTTTATGACAAAGTTACTGAGTTTATTGATGGTGAAAATCAAAATATGGATGCAAGTGGTTTTTTTGAGTAATGGTTTTGGATGTATGGGATTTCAAATGATGGCTATGGACATCATTCGCAATATCTCTCTGCCTAATTTGCCAGTTCTTTTGACAAAGCGCCCGTTGGATGGATTCACTATCTTGTCTGTAGGGCATTCCTTCTGCGGCTTCACTCGGGCAGGCATATTTTCTTTGTCTTTTTTGCCAATATCATATGTATTCGCAAACTTGAAGGAAGTCGCATGGATGCCATGTACCAAGTTGTTTTCAATGATTTTATCTGCATAAAACCGGAACTTGCACGAATTGCGGTTCTTGTGCACTTGAAACTCACCTATTGGATACGCCTTCCCATCTTTCATAAGATGGGCTGTGGCAGACTCATTCCACTGCTCAATGGGCTTGTTCAAAAAGATTTCTCCATCTGCCATCTTTAGTTCATCTTCATTCTTGGTGACCACGTACGCCATCCGCTTCTTGAACATCAAAATGGTGGTGGTATCGCAGATAAATGTGTTGCGCAAATATTCTGCAATGACAAACACAAGGTTGTTCGCAACAAATTCTTTGAAGTCATCTCCGGTGCAGATTTCCGTGCCAAAGTGGCTCGCCAACTTACCCCGAGTTGTTTGCCCAATCACTTGGGGGCATATTTTTGTACTGCTTGAAAGGGCTTTAAGGGAGAATGTCTTGCCCTCTGGCATGTAAAAGTCAGTCTTGCCATTGTCTCCGCCGATGTGCTCTTTTAGCGCAATGTTCGCATTATCAAGTACAGTTTGAATATCGGTTGTAAGTGCAAGTTCCGTCTGCGGGTCAATTTCAAGCAAGTTATGGCTTCGTTTAGTGTTGAATGGAATGTTGGAGATGTTGCAAAATATTTTTTCAATGTATATTCCCATCTGTTCATTGTCCGCTACAAAAATGTCAAGTTTGGACATAATTACTATCGAAAGATAAAAAGTTCAAGTACAAGTAAACGGGAGGTAATACCGTTAGATTTCAATTACTCAAATCTCATCAAATAACCAGGTTGTCACTAAGTTTCCTCCATGAAAATTTTCTACCACTGTCTTACTTACTTTCATG